TGTAAGCTATCTGTTTCAAGTTCATTCTTTACTGCTGTTGTTAATGTTCTCGTCATGTTCTTCGTAAGTTGTTTGGGTTACACTTTCTGTACCTTTTAACATAGTAAAGTCGAATTTGCTATTAGGTTTCTTATATTCTTTGAGATCGTTAATACTAGCATCTATTTGATCTTCATTTACGATAATTTCAGCAATAAAATCAGCAGTTACCTTATGGGTAATTTTGTATTTTTTCATTATAAATTTTCTATTAAATCTATCTGATACTTGTAAAGATCGTTAGTTACAATAGAATATTCTTGTATATCATTAGAAAGTCTTACAGTAAAATCTACATTATCATAAATTAAAGCTACATCATCTGCTACATCTGATCTTAAAGGTGGTTCAAAAGTAAGTGTTCCCTCTCCAGAACCATCTGAATCTAAATCTTCAACTGCCATATAAACTTTATCTTGTCCTGTAAATCTAAAATAATCTCCAGCTTTTAAAATATCATTTGTGCTTGTGGCCATACCATCAATAGCACAAGTAGTTGCACCAGAAGATATAGCACCATTAACACTTATAGTTCCTGTGCCAACACCTTGAGCATTTGATACAACAGGTGGAATAACAGTAAATGTATTTAATCTTGCTCGTTGTTTCATAATAAATGCTTTAATAGGTGCAAAGTTTGATCTGCTCATTGGTGGGTAATCCAAAGTAATACTAAATTTTTGACCATCAATTTGTCTAGTTTGAACTCTACCAGATGTTGTTACACTTACGATAGTATTTTGTACTGAACCAATACTAGCGTCTTTAGGTGCTGGAGAAGTTGGAAACTGTCCACTCATTATACTATTGCCTCTTTACCTTTTTCATTTAATGCAGAATTAATTACATTAACGATTGTTGCTCTGTTATCAATTAATAATTCTTTTACACCTCTAACATCTGTTGCGTTGATTGAAAAATTAATATTTGTTTCTCCACCACCTGTACCTCTAGCAGATTGTGTTATTTGTCCTGTTGAATTAGGAATAAACATTTCTGGCCCATTTTCTCCTACTACGATTGGTTGTCCTTTTGATACAGCACCACCTTTTGCAAAGAATGGTAAGCCACCGCCACCACCACCCATAGCCATAAGAACAGCTTGAAGTGCAATTTGTCTTTTTAATGATGATTCTTGATTTTTCATTTCATTTAATTTTCTTTTTTGTAAAGCAATATCAATTAACATTCTTGCAGTAAGTTCAATAAAGTGTGCTAATAAATTTACTAATACTTGTTGTATCATTTTTTTAAATGTTTCAGCTAAATCTTTTCCTAATATAATAGATTCAGCTATTGATTTTGATACTTTTTTAAGACCCTCATTCATACTTCTAGCTATTATTTCTCCAATATCAAAAAATTTATTTCTCATTTCTTCCAACGCTGTTTCATTAGCATCTGTTATTACTTGTTTAAATATTTGACCTTGTAAAATTAATTTATCCATGAAAGTTGATTCAGGTATTTTTTTTGTAATTGTCATTCCCTCATGTACTTTACCACCAGGAATTTTAGGAAATTTTCTTTCATTTTCTAATAAACCAATCTCTCTTAATTTTGCAACTATCTTATCTAACTGTGAAAGTAATAAAGATGCACCACCAATAATAATATTAGCTTTTGTTGCCATATTAAATCTTCTCATAGCAACTGTTGCAACACCTATAGCAGTAGCAAGATTATAAAAGAACTTAATAAGTTTAAATGCAATTAAAATTTTTAATGAAGTAATAATTAATTCTAAGTTATCTTTAAGAAACTTTAATGTACTTGCTGTAACTTGTATTGCTGAACTTAGACCAGCACCAATCATAGAACCAAATTCTGCTATTTCTTTTCTATTAAGTTCAACAGTTTTTTTCAAATCTCCAAGATTATCTTTTAATGCACCAAAAAAACCTTGTGCTACTTCTACTTGGAAAATAAAAAAAGCATCTTTTAAGTTAGATATTGTTCCAAATAATGTTCTTGATAAATCATCAATTAGGTTTCCAAATTCTCCACCTGTACCAAATGCTCTTTTTAATCCTTGTATTGATTCTTTTGTATTAACTCTAACACCCTCTTTAAATCCAGCCATAGCTTTAACACCTCTTTCTCTAAAGAGTTCAGCAGATGATATTCCAGCACTAAATGATCTTTGAATTTGTAATGAAGCTAAAGCAAAATCTCCACCAAGAATGGTTGCTGTATTACCTGTAATTTTTAAAAGTTCTTCAAATGATACACCAGATTCTTCTGCTGTTTTTCTAACAGTAGCAAGTGCAGTAATACCTTGTTGAATATTTTTAAGTTCAAAAGGAGTACCAGAAGCAAAATCAGTTACTTCTTTTAATGCTTTTTTACCCTCTTTAGCTGAACCAAATAAAGCATTTAATTGAACTTCAAGATTTTCTATTTGAATACCAGCATTAACAAAACCTTTAATAACAAGACCAGCACCCAAACCTATAAAAGCATTTCTTAAATTAAATACTGATCTTTTAACTCTTTCTAAGCTAGTTTGAACATTATTAAGAGCCTGTTTAGACTTATCCTTTGCTACAATGTCTATATTTAATCTTTGATTTGCCATTACTTAAATTTCCTTGCTTCTGCTAGTGATTGTTTTGTTTTATACTGTTCTTCTTCCTTTTTCAAGTATGCTAACCACAAATGATAATGACTAACAGGCATATCAAGAACTTGTTGTATTGTTATATGTAGTCTGTCTGCAACAATTAAAAGCGACCTTATTTCAGGGTCGCTATCTACTTTTTTTCGGCTTCCTCGAATGAGGTATCTAAAAGAATTTTATTGGCTACTTCGGATATAATATTTGAATCAGCTTTTTTTCTTAATGCAAATTTATCTTCTGGGCTAAAGGCTTTTATCATTTCGCCTTTTTCATTTTTGACTTGCAACTTCATTATAAGCAAATCAACAAGAACAGTTAAATCTTGGAAATTATTAGACTTCTTAAAGATTATGTTTTTTTCTTCAAGGGTTAATGGCTCTGAATAGAATACACTCGGATTACCATGCTCGTCTTTCCACTCCTCAACTTCAATAGTGATAGTTTTAAGAGTTTCAAAATGAGATTTAACTCTATCAATAACTGACATAAATTAGGATTATACAGTACCTATAGTTAAAGCACCTGTTCCTTGAAAAGTAACAGTTCTTGAAACGATTGCATCCATTGAGTTATTTACAGACATTCCTGTAACAATTCCTGAACCAGCAAAACTTCTGTCGCCACTTGCATTACCCTCAGGTAATAAAATAAAAGCTATTGAAGAACCAGCTAATAAAGTTGTTTGTGGTGTATCTGTTTCGTCAAAGTGCATTTCTAGTGTTCCAGAGAATGAAGTTCTACCAGCAACAAATGATTTAGTTGCATCTGTTAAAGCTGTATCTTCTACTACATCTCCTGTTGTTTCTAATGTGAATGATGTTAGTTCCCCAACAGCAGTTCCATCAGCTGTTACAACTCCTTCTTTTCCGTGATGTGTTGCCATTTTTTATCCTTGTTAGATTTAGTTTGTTTAGTTTCTTTTTCTTGCTTATAGCCTAAAGTTAAAAAATGTTCAAGATTAGATTCATTAATAGTTATCTCTGAATTATCTTTATATAATTTAATATCCTTAGCCATAAGTCCTTTTACAGTTTATCATCTTCTTCGTCAATATCTTCTTCATCTTCTTCAAAATCCTCATCATCTAAATCTTCTTCCCACTCTTGACTATCTTCTTCTTGGTTTTCTTTTAATTCAGCTAATAAGTCTTTTACTTCCTCACACAACAAAGACTCTTTATCNTGTAATTTTTCTATTTGGTCTATTTTCTTTTCTATTCTATTTATAATTTTAGTAGTCATTTATTCTCCTATGGTGTTCCAGCTTGATATTCGTACATACACCTAATNGTCATTCTTATTCCACCAACAGGAAATAAAGAACCCTCGTCAGTTTCTACTTGNATAACTTCCGAATCAAGTGCGTTACCATTTCGAGTAATATCAGTTTCTATTGCAGTTTCAATAGCTGTAATTAATTCATTTCTTTTAGTATCTATATTGGC